TACGAAACGATTGAGGACTTGATCGACGACGCGCCAGACAGCGAGTTCAGGGGCACAGGCGGAAACCCGAACAAAGAGCTCGAGGGCATACGAGAACGATTCGCCACTTTCGAGCGAACCAACGGCAAGCACGGACTCGATCCGAGCCAGCCCGTGATCACGATGGGCGGGTGGGAGTCTGCTCGCAACCCTGGGAAAGCGGCTCCGACACTTCCCGCAAGCAATCAATTACCTCGGATCCTCATGCCAGACGGGCGGATCAAGCAAGTCACGCCCCGCATGATGGCTCGGCTCATGGGCATCGCAGACGATGTCCCGATCCCCGACGACTACTACCTCGCGAAGAAGGTGCTCGGCAACGGCATCCACGGTGAGGTCTCTCGGAACATCCTTCTACCGATGGCTGAACTCGGCCGCACGATACGACGAGGCGAATGATGGCGGCGATGCGTGGTCCCCTCTCGAGGTCGAACCCGGCACTGGTAGGTGCAGCGGATGCTCTGCGATCCAACCCAGTCGGCGCTTTGAATGATGCAGTGCAGGCCCTGTTCGCGGGTGGTCGACAGATGGCGACGGCCACTGCCAGCGAGCTCCACGACGTTGGGGCGCTCGCGACATCGCCTGGGCACATCGCCGAGCGCTGGCCGGTCCCTCGAGATGAGCAGGTGTTCCCGCCTTCGTTCCGCCAGCACCTCGGGCAGCAGTTCAATGCAGTCGGCGAAGGCATCGATGCAGCGATGCTTGGCTTGCCCGGTGGTGACGTCGTGCGCGCCCAGCAAGAGGCCGCTGCTCGCCAATCGACTGAGGCCGGGATCCCTCCCGCTGGTCAATTCGGAATCGAGATGCTGGCACCCGGCTTCATTGGGAAGTTGGCGAGCGGTCTCGCCACTGGCGCGAAGGCGGTCGGCGGTCTCATGGCTGCGGCTCCAGTGGCAGTCGATGCACAGCGCGCCACTCCGCACTTGAAGGCTGTGCCGGATGAGTTCCCTGCCGACGCGAGCTTCAACTCGCCGGAGACTCCGGTCTCCTTGCGGGGCAAGCCAATCGCCGAGTGGGGACCGGCCGACTTCCACGAGTACGGGAAGAAGTACGGAGTCCCGAACCTCGGCCCCGAAGACGAGCAAGCGTGGCGCGACTCTCTCGAGGAAGTGGTGGCGACCAATCCGCGGCCTCAGTACGCGAACGAGAACCCTCGGGTGTACACGATCCCTGGGGGTCTCGATTCCGAGGAGCCCTTCACCTACTACGACTTGCTGCACCTGAAGCAGCAAGCCATCGATCCGAACGAGTTGCCTCCCGGCGTCCATCAGAAGATCCACGACCGCATCATGAAGACGATGGACGGGCCCGGCCCGCCGTCTGACACTCAGATCTTCAACCAGTTGTCGTTCGCCATCATGTCGTCGAACAACCCCTTGACCCCGAACGAGTTGGGTCTGGCGCGCATGATGGCGAAGGGGCCCGAGGACATCCGCGCGATCGGGTCGATGATCCCCTGGAAGCCGAGAGCAACCCCGCAAGAGGTGATGGATGCGGTCTACAAGGAAGCGGACCCGGAGATCCTTGCGAAGATCGCCAAAGACAAGAAGTTCGATTCGAAGCCGGTAAGCGCTCAGGCTACAGCGGTTCGATGGATGTACTCCCCGAAGATCCAGAAAGCTCGAGGGATCCAGGCAGCAGAGGATGGCGGCATCGGAGCCACGGGATCGGCAAACGCGACGTACCTAGCAGAGCTAGCGAAGATGATGACCGAGAGGCCAGACTTTTTCCGCTTCGACCCGGCTCGCTATCCCGGCATGAGCCCCGAAGAGCAGTGGAAGACCTTCGTCAACGAACTCAGCACTCAGACGCTGGGCTTCGGCCCGAAGACAGGATCTTTCGGTGCAGTGTGGCAAGCGCCGAGCACAGCAGACATCTCGGCTGTGGATCGCTGGATGGCGAAGGCTGGCCTGGACGACATGCTGCCGACAGACGCCGAGAAGCGCGAGTGGATGAAGGGTGCTGTCGTCGCATTCAACAACTCGCAAGCGGTCAAGTACGACAAGGCTCGCAAGACCTACCAGAAGGATCTCGAGCGGTACACAAAGGCCGAAGCGAAGTACAAGCAGAAAGTGCAAGCCGCCAAGAAGTCGGGGAAGAAGATCCCCGAACGATCGAAGTCCCACCCCGAACAGCCGAAGAAGCCGAAGAAGGGACGCAAGGCGAAGTCGTTCGCAGACATCACAAACGTCTCAGGTGGCGAGGGGTTCCTGTCCGACCATGCACTGGACTTGACCAGGATGTCTGGTGGGAAGAAGAAGATGACGGGAAAGCTCGTCCCCGATCACTACCGCGACGTCGACTGGGTTACGGGCACACCGACGCATGTCGAGATGATGGGCCCGTACTACGAGAGAGCACTCGAGGGTGTCGCAGGTAGAGCGCGCGAGCGCGGTCAGCACATCTTCTCGTCTCAGTGGTACGAGTGGGACAAGCTGCGGCAACGGCTCGAGCCTCACGAGATCATGTTCCCTGGGCTCGAGAAGCTGCCGCGGATGGACATGGATCAGATCCGAGCAGTGCGCGATCGGCACTCCGACGCCGGGTACCTCGCAGACCGAGGCCCCGTTCGCCCTCTCCTCAATGTCCCCACGTCCGCGTACTGGGGACTTGGCGGGGTCGCGGCAGGATCCGGCCTCGGTGCCCTCTCTCAGCAGAACAACGAAAGGACGTACTGATGCCCCTCGTTCCCTTTGGCGGGTCGTCCCGCCGCAAGCAGACGGTCAGCCGCGAGGCGTCTGATCGCGTGCCGACGAAGGTCGCCGGCAAGGCTCACAAGAACAAGACCGTGAACGGTGGGAAGGCCAGCATCGCGCAGGTCGTCACCGACCGTATCCCCGGAATGCCCAGCCGCGTCGGCTGAGCTCGACACAAGTAGGAGGCAGGTCATGCCTACCGTAGGAAGCAACTACATCATCCAGGGCGAGGCTCCCGCAGCTCGCAAGGTTCCCGGCACTCGCGGCGACGGTGGCAGTCGGCCGGCGTCCACGCCTCCCGGCGACTCGGTCCCTGGCGACCTCGGCAACGCGCCGCAGCGCGGCGTGCCGTTCACTCCCCCGACCGACACGATGCCGAAGCGCATGAACACGCCGCGCCGCGGGTAGCATGAGCGCAGCCGTCGTTGACATACCGATCAAGTACACCCCTCGGCCACAGCAGGTCGAGGTGCATGATCTGGTGTCGCAGCATCGGTTCGGTGTCGTCGTCGCACACCGACGATGGGGAAAGTCCGTTTGCTTCGCGAACGAACTGATCCGGCGGGCGCTCAGTACGAACAAGGAAGACTACCGAGCAGCCTACATCTCGCCGACCTACTCGATGTCGAAGTCGGTCATCTGGGATGAGCTGCGGCGGTACACGGTGAACATCCCCCAGGAGTTCTACCGCTTTAACGAGTCCGAGCTGCGGCTCGACTTCGCGAACGGTGCCCGCATCCGGCTCTTCGGTGCGGAGAACCCCGACAGGTTGCGCGGTCTTTACTTCGACACAGTCGTCTTCGACGAAGCTGACATGTCGAAGCTCGAGACCTTCACCGAGGTGATCCGGCCCGCCATCTCTGATCGCAAGGGTGACTTCTATGCGATCGGGACGTACAAGTACACCGCCGGCACGCTCGGCACCTTGTACGACATGGCGGAACAGGAAGGATGGTTCCGGCGGACGTACCCTGCCGATACCAGCGGAGCGCTCGACAGCGACGAGCTCAAGGCTGCGGCGAGCGTCATGTCCAAAGAGGAGTACGCGCGAGAGTACGACTGCGTGCGAGTCGCCGCAGTCACTGGCGCGATCCTCGGTCGACTCGTCGATGAGGCAGACGCCGATGGCCGGATCACCTCGGTACCGCACGACCCATCGCTCCCCGTCACGACGGCGTGGGACTTGGGGATCGGGGATTCGACTTCTATCTGGTTCTGCCAGCAGGCCGGTCGAGGTGAGGTTCGCCTGATCGACTACTACGAGAACAGTGGCGAAGGTCTCCACCACTACGCGCAGGTTCTCGCGGACAAGGGATACACCTACCGCGAGCACATCGCGCCGCATGACATGGGGATCCGCGAGCTCGGGACGGGCAAGACCCGGCTCGAGGTCATGCAGTCGCTGGGCGTGACGTTTCGCATCCTCCCGCGCGTCTCGCAGTCGGCCAGGAACGAGATCGACGAGCGCATCGAGACCTCGCGCATGCTCCTGCCTCGGTGCTGGTTCGATTCGAAGAAGACCGCGCGAGGGGTCGACGCGCTCCGATCATGGCGGCGCGCACAGAACGCAACGACCGGCGAGTTCAACCCGATGCCGGTGCATGACTGGGCCTCGCACGGGGCCGACGCCTTCGGGTATCTGGCGATGGGCATTCGCGAGGTCGCCAAGGTGAATCGGCCCAAGGTCGACAACAGGCGGATCTATTGATGGACGAGCAGAACTACCTCGACGACACCAAGCTGCTCGGCATCGCTCGCAGCGAGATCGACTCCAGCCTGGGCTGGACGAGTACGCGGCTCACCAAGGCA